CGCTCTGCCATGACATTTGCTGTTTCTAGACCTGACATATAGTCAAAACCACTGCCAGCCAGTCTAACTGGTCTTACGGCACCGCCATTGCGTGACCTTATTGGTGCGCCAGGCGTATTGTTGAGCAAATCAGATATAGTGTTTTCATTCGCACCATCTTCTGAAACTTCCATGCGTTGATTGAGGCTAAATGACAGTTCATCTAGCATATGTCGTTGTATGCCTGTTTTTACACGCTGCACTTCAATTAATTTATCGGCTAAAGACAATCCATAAAATTTATGGGGCATTGGGTATGGACATATACTAGAGTATTGTATATAGTCCGCATCTTCTATTTCCAATATTACAGACGCATCGTCATTAGTTATAAGTCGTTTTATTTGGCCTTCAACACGTATATAATGCTCTAAAACAGTAACTTGCTCCATTACACCTATAGAATTGTTGAATAAATCATCTTCAGTGTCTAAACTACGTGCATCAGTAACGGTTTCATTGTCACCAACATCTACATTGGTTAGATTTGCTACTTTGTCAGGGTCATAACCTTTTTCTAATAAATCCTGTTTACGTGTTTGTATTTGCGCTACGCAATATGTTGCATCTCGCAATTTTACCGTGTCTTTTGCTACTGCAAATCGTTCAGCAGGTACTGTTTCTACTTTTACGCGGCCTTTTGTGGTAGTTTTAGTAAACTCAGCGCCTGTTATAGTTATTTGACCATCTTCGCGTTCTTCTGTTTCACCAGCAGTCAATTCATAACCGTTTTCAAGCATTGACATATACCCAAAGCCGTCAATCTGCTCGTATGTTTGTTTATCGTCGTAGCTATCTTCTTCCCAATACCAACGAAATATACCTGTTTTAAGCAATAATGCTTCTTTTATGCCGTCATATAGCACCTGGAACCCATTGTTTTGTTCAAAGAAAACATGATTAATATAATCTGTTTCTTGTTGGGCAGCTTCTTCATCTTCCATACTTACAGGTTGAAATACAGCTACATCTTCACCTGACAATATTTCTACAAGGTCAGGCAGTATAGATTCAACATTATCAGCAATATCTGTACTTACAGTTTTACTGCGCTGTCCAAATACAGATACATCAAACACATCGCCATTGTAGTAACGTAATGCTATTTCACGACTGTTTGTTAGGTCACTATCATGTGACATACCAATAGATTGTTCAAACTCAGCACGTACCATAGATAACACATCATCATCACCCGTATCATCTACGCCGTCAGCAGTGTTGTTTTCATCGTCGTCAAATATGTCTGCGTTGTATTCTTGCATTATATTGCACTTCCGTAATTAGGCATTATCAGTGGTTTTGCTTTACGTCTAACAAATCTATCTGACATTATTGCCATTAATCCAAAACTATCAGCGTCATGTGATGACCAATCGTGATTAGGGCCAAGTCCTATGTCACGTCCATCAGCAGGGCGCTTTTCGTGATACCAACCAAGTGATACTCGGCCAGCCTGTGTTTTTTCTCTAACAAACTTACATTTAGGTAATATGCGTCTTACAGCTTCAACACGTTGCATTGCTGCGCCTTTACCTTGGTTTGTTAATGGTTTTAGCACCTCAAACCCGCCATCTCTCCAATGGTCTTCTATTCTTTTGCCTGTCCAACTATTTTCGTTAACACCATCATGCGGTAGCTGCATTATAGCGTGTGGCCATCGTCTACGCATCTCATTAATGTGATAACTAAGCACTTGGCCTTGTGCTATGTAATGGTCTAATATGTGTATCCAATCACCTACAAATTGTGCTAACCAAATAGTATAACTATCAGCTTTAGCACCAGAGCCGCCAATATCGTGAAAACCATACACAGGCAATGCAGGGTCAATAGGCAGACTATTAACTATGCGTTTATCACGTTCAGCTTGCGCTAATAGTTTAGAGAAATATGCTCCCTCATGCACACTGGCATAATCGCCTTCCCATATCCACTCATAGCTATCGGGTCGTTTTTCTTGGTCTTCTATGCGTTGATTAGCCAATCGCGTTTTGTTAAACCAAGGGTTGTCCTTCCAATTCATTTGTACTATTTTACTGCTGTTAGGCGGTTCAAGCCTAAAGCGTTGGTCTGTAGCACTACCTTTGCGTTCTGGGTTCCATGTTACCCATATTTCAGAGCCTTCTTCACGAATTGTAGGGAGTAATTTACTCCAGGCTAGTTCGCTTACAGGTTCTGCTTCGTCAATCCAGCACAGCATAATACGCGCTTTTGACTTAATACTTTCAAGGTTATGTCTTAGTCCACTAAAGCTATAATCAACACGCCCTGGCATTTTAGGGTTAGTTCTTATATACTTTTCGCCTACCTCATAACATTGTGACAACCATTTATTGCCAATAATAGCTGCTTTTACCTCGGCAAAACTACTATCATTCAAACTGTTTAACTGCTCACGAGCGCAAAGTATTTGTCCACTTTCGCCATTACTTGCAAGCATTGCACCTCTTACAGCCGTCATCATAGCAAAGCTACGTGTCTTAGCACTGCCTCTGCCGCCATATGCGCCTCTAAAATCAGCTTTACCTTCAAATACAGGTATAAGCTTAGGCGGTAATTCTATGTTAATCGCTGTCACTTTTTGGTGCTGTCAATTCTATTTTATTTATTATCTTAAATGGCTCACCGCTGTCGTCGTTAGCCACTTGCATTGGCAATACTTTGCCCAACAACGTCATGAATGCAGCAGGGTTTTCTTCTGCACGTTCACGTAAATACCTAACTAAACCATCTTTACCACCACCTGTTTTAATAGCAGCTTGCAGTATTGCATCCTTTAATAATGCAGTTTGTTTATTTGGTGTACCTTTTTGTCTGCCACCTGTTTTTTTACGTTTAGGTTTAATATCCATTACGTTGCCTCAATTCTGCATCAGATATCTGTCCAAGTCCTCTTAACTGATTGTTTAATGTTTGTTGCTGCATCATGCGATTATAGTTGTTAAATGCGTTGTTATTACCAGCAAACGGCATATAATCTTGCATAATAGGCTGTTTATCAGGCATTGTAGGCATACTGTATTGTGGCATTTTAGGGGCTACAGGCATTACATCGTTAGTTAGCGCTTGCGGCTCTTGATACTCACGTATAGGCTGCATTTGATTAGGTATTTGTTGTTGCGTTACAGGCATTTGCTGCATGGGTTGCGGTATCTGTGGCATTTGTGCAACACTTGGTGCTGTTTTAATATATTCTGGTACAGAATTTTGCATCATAGGTTGTTTTGGCGTTTGCTGCATAGGGCGCTGTTGTATGGGTTGTTGCTGGCGCATCATACCACCATTACCACCAGGTCGCTTTACAGCACGTTGCAAGGGGGCAAAACCCATATTATTCTGCCTACCACCATTGGTTAAGTTGCCATTGGGTCTGTTAAATCTATCTAAGCCAGGTCTACCAAACATAATATACTAATACCCAGGTATCTTATAACCGCTTGATTTACGCTTACCAGAACGTTTTCTACACTTACCCATCTTTTGACAGGTCTTAGGACTGGTACATGACTTACAAGGTTTCATAAAAAATTTTTCCAAAAAAAAATGACGCAATACCCCCATAGGCCTTAACAAAAGGCGAGGTGCGAGGCTTCAATATTGTTTGAACGCGCGGCATCATCTGTTGCATATTTACCACAGGGCAAAAAAAATTCAAGAAAAAAAATGGGGATATAAAAATAGGTGGTGATGTATATATAAAGTTAAACATATAAATATATATAAGATGGTGGGGTGGGGTCGAACAAATCGTGAACAAAACAAGAACGGGGGGTGAACATTTCTTGTGTTGCATAATTACAACAGTGTTACATAAATGTTGTTGCATAAATATCACAGTATATATTTTAATATATTATTTACTTGACTGTTGCAGATATGTCACAGCCTAGATTAAATATATTATTCTCTTGACTGTTGCATTCGTAACACACGTGAACAAAGCATGAACAAATGGTTAACAAATAGTTAACAGACAAAACATGAACAAAGCAAGAACAAAGCAAGAACGGCTCATACGGGCGATTTAAGCGCTTTCAGTGAGGTTTTAACACCTTCTGGTGTCTTACTATATAAAAATTATTTCCGTTGATTTAGCTATAGCATTAGCAATATTAATACTAACTATAATTGACAAGATTTAACCTATATATATAACTATTATTAGTAACAAGGCAATTAAGCCGCTTTATAGGAGTTACAATATGAAAAAAGATGCTAATCAAATCATCACTAATAAGATTATCAAGCTTATAGAAAACCAACAAGCAGGGGGTTTTAACTGGCAGTCAGGCTTCAAAAGCTTGGGCAATGGCCTACCCTCCAATGCTGAAACAAAGCGCCCCTATACAGGTTTAAATAGCTTTTATTTAATGCTTTTAGGGGCAAGCGAATGCGCAACATATGCACAATGGAAAAAGCTTGGTTATCAAGTGCAAAAGGGTTCTAAATCAACAACTCTAATAAGGCCAGTATTCATTAAAGATAAAGAAACTCTTGAAGACAAATTAGTCAGTTGGTCGAGTTTTAACGTGTTTCTATCTAGTGACGTTTTAAACAGTGAAACAAAAGAAGCTTATCCCGTTAACACTACTGAACACGTTGACAACATCAAGCCCATCAAGAAAGCTGAAATGTTTATTGGCGGCATAAATCATAATATGGAAGTAAACACAAGCGGCCGCGCTTTTTATATGCCATCAAAAGACCTTGTGAGTATTCCCGCAAGAGAAAGCTTTGTAGGCACTGACACAAGCACCGCTACAGAGTGTTACTACAGCACATACTTGCATGAGCTTGCTCATTGGACAGGTCATGAGACTAGATTAGACCGCTTAAAAAGTGGCGGCTTTGCTAGTCAATCTTACGCCTATGAAGAACTAGTCGCAGAGCTAACTGCTTGCTTCTTATGTTGTGATTTAGGTATATCAAACGAGCCAAGAGTTGACCACGCTAAATATCTTGCTAGTTGGTTAAAGGCTTTAAAGAATGATAAAAAGCTAATCGGCAAAGCGGCAAGCTTAGCACAAAAGGCTTTTACATATCTCAAGAAAGAAAGCCTACAGGATACCAAACCAACAAGAAAGGCGGCTTAGTATGTTTAACTATCTTAAGTCTAAACAATTTATATTAGACCTTGCAAATCTTTTCACAATGGTCGCGTTTACTGCCATTTGCACATTATGGTTTATCGTCCTTACTTAATCCACAATTAAACATATCTCAAAAGCCCTGCCTAGTAGCGGGGTTTTTTTATGCCCTACAGACTGATTTAAAGCCCGTACAGAGCGTTTTGTAGTTTTTTGGTATACTGACACCAGTGAGCATATTTTAACCTCTCTACGGCCCTCTATAAGCCTCTACTTTAGATAAAACCCTCACAAACAGTGACAAACAAAACAAGTATAAGTATCTAATTAATATTATATTATATATATATATATCTAAACTATATCTATTTATGCAATAAAAAAAGCCGCCTAAGCGACCTTAAAAATTTTATTAGTACGATATCAGTAATAATTTATTTACTCTTACTCTCCTCTATTTTGAGTTGGTTAAATGTCCATTCTAAAAACTTAACATCATCTAGCAATTTATCATTTTGTCTCCGCTGTTCAGCTATTTTATTTTTTATCACGTCTAAGTTGTCGTGATTAAATTCTAATGTGCCTTCAGCCATTAACATATTTGTATTAACACAACCTGTAACAAGCTGTTTTATATGTTCTTGGGATTGTATAAGCTTATTAGTTTTCATTAATATCCAGTGCTGTAAATCAGCCAGTGCTATATTGCTTTGTTCAGCTAGTTTAAATCTATTTATTTTTATATTTTTATTAGTCATTATCTGTTCCTTTCCTATATGTCCTCAGCCCATTCACTCCACATAAATTGCGTGTTATAACAGTGCATCACCTCTGCATCAATTACCTGACAAACCCAAATTATATCACCATCTGGCGTTAGCTCTTGCAAGTAGTCCGCGTGGTAGTCCTTGCCGTTAAATTTGAATGGTATAACGCAATCCCATAAATCATTATCAGCATTATCTTTTATTTCCTTTCTAAGCAGGTCAACTGTCATGTCACATACTAAGGACAGGTCATTGTCATTGAATAATTCGTCATGCGTACCAGTTAGCAGTTGCTCAACTGTTTTGTTTATTGCTTCTTTTAGTTTACTCATTTTATTTCTCCACAACATAAAATTTATCTTCTCTGACGCAGTAAGTCCAGCCTAATGAGCTTGGAGGAAACTCCCAGTCCTCTACCTCTTGTATCCTACTATAAGTAAGGATTACGTCCCCAGTGTCGTTTTCTTTTAGCTCTATTTCGGGTGGTCTATTGTCACCGAATATAGCTTCATGATTTCTATTCGCCTCTAGTAACAAGTAGCTATGTTGCTCTGTTACATAACCCAGTTCTTGGACAAACGTGTAAAAGGCCGTGTCACTAACCGCATAAGAGTATTGATGGCGACCATCATAACAGCGCTCTAGTATTACTATTTCGCTACAACCAAATTGAGATAGAAAATGATGTAAGAAGCGCTTGTGTGTTGTTATGGCTTTGTCGGTGGGATTAGTTTTATTATTACCGAATTCAACCCAATCAGCTCCATCTATTGAAAATATTACTACGTTACACTTGTGGTAGTGATAAAACCTATTTAGTGATGGGAAGTCCTTAGTTCTATATGCTGTTCCATCTACGTGCAGTATTGGTATGCTCTGGACTTTTGTATTGTTTTTATCAGTCATTTTTTGTTCCTTTCTTAATGGCTTTATTGCCTTGAACACATTTCTGTTAATATAAAATTAGCTTATAGTAAACAATTAGAGTTGCTAATACTGCGATTACTTCTTTTTAAATCCTTTTTTCATATTTGCATAAGCTTTACTTGTTATAGTTGACTTCTTTTTACTTCGACTAATACCTTTCTTTTTACGTGCGTTTATGTTGGCATATAGTCCCTTACTTGGCATATCTTAAACCTTTCTCAATCAATTATCTATATGAAATCATAAGCTTTTTTGTAATAAAATGCAAGTAATTAGTTATTATTAAGCCGCCCATTTCGCGCCGTTGCCATGTAATACAACAGCTACGGATTTGGC